AAAGAAATATCACCCTAAGTTGTTCGCTTTTCAGTTATTCACAGGTTATCTATATATGTAATATAAAATATTTCATATACGGAGATTCCTCCGTTTTGAACTACGGAATCTCCTATAGTATTTATATAATATAATATATATAATGGGATAGGTCTGCCGTTAGGCAACTACCGTTAGATTAGTCTTAGGGGCGTTAAATGGCAAAGCAGAACCTTACCAAGGAAGAGGCCCAGTTCAGGGTTCTCACCCAACTTAAACAGGGTCAGACCATCAAGATGGCTATGGAGTCGGTTGGCCGATCTGAGGCCGCTTTCCGCCAATGGACCCTTACTGAACCAAGTTTTAAAGAACAGGCTGACAAGGCTAGGCTAGAGGCTAAGGGTGTAAAGACCGACCTAGCCGAACTTAAAGATATTTCATTTGAGGATTTCTCTAAGGAGTTCTTAGATACCTCACTCTTCCCCCACCACCTTGACTGGGTGGATCTGGTAGAGGGCAAGGAGCCTAGGTGGTTACATCCATCTATGACCTATGAGCAGGCTGCTACTAATCGTATCCTGATTAACGTACCACCTGAACACGCCAAGTCAACAGTTATCACAATCAACTACGTTACCTACCGCCTTGCTGTAGATCCTAACGTCAGAATCATTATTGTTTCAAAAACCCAGGGTATGGCCCGAAAGTTTCTTTCAGCCATCAAGACCCGCCTTAGCCATCCTAACTGGACTAAGTTGCAGGTAGCCTTTGGCCCACAGGGTGGATACAAGGCAGACTCCAACACTTGGTCTGCTGATATGATCTACCTAGGTTCAGGCCGTGACTCTGGCGAGAAAGACCCAACTGTACAAGCATTAGGATTTGGATCTCAGATCTACGGAGCACGTGCTGATCTGATTATCCTTGACGATGTGGTGATGAATGCAAATGCCCACGAGTGGGAGAAGCAAATTGAATGGCTTCAAAAAGAAGTCATCACCCGTTTGGGTCGACACGGAAAACTACTTATTGTAGGAACCCGTGTCGCACCTATTGATCTTTATAAGATGATGAGAGATCCTGGCCCAAGACTGATAGGCCTGAGGGGGAACAAGATGAGCCAGACAAAGACGGATTATACACCAAGTGGGATGGACCCTCGTTATTTACTAGAAGGTCTGAAGTCGCTCCCTCAGTATGGGCGCTGGTCTACCAGCAAGAAGATGTTATGGAAGACTCGATCTTCTCGCCAACTGTTGTCGCTGGATGTGTCAACGGAATGCGAAAGAGAGGCCCACTCAAGGCTGGAGTCCCAGGCCATCCAAAACATATTGATGGCTCTTATACCGTTATCGGCCTCGACCCCGCTATGGCGGGAGCAACAGGAGCAGTAGTAGTTACCTACAACCGCTCTGATGGTAAGATTTATGTCTTAGACTGCGTCAATATGACAGATACTACCCCACAAAGAATTAGAGATCTCATAGAAGAATGGGTTATCAAATACAAACCCCAAGAGATCCGAATAGAAATTAACGCCCACCAGAAGGCTTACGCCTTAGATGATGATCTACGTAACTGGTTGGCGGCTCACGGCTGTACCCTTAACTCTCACTTCACAGGTAAGAACAAATGGGATACAGGATTTGGTGTGGCATCTATGGCCTCACTGTTTGGGACAACAAGAGATTCTCGTTTCCAAGATAATAATCTAATTGAACTTCCTTCTAATGAAGGCTCTGAGGGCTTGAAGTCCTTAGTACAGCAATTAATTACTTGGAAACCTGATACTAAAAACCCAACAGATACAGTGATGGCACTATGGTTTGCTATCATTAAAGTCCGTGAACTTATGCAGCAATCATCATATGCTACTAAGTTTGCCAACAATCGTTGGGCAACTAGAGCACAAAAAGATAAAAGATACGGAATCAATCTAGATGAAGCCTTTGCAGAGCAATGGCAAGAAACTTACGGATAGGAAAACACTATGGCACTTCCAATGATTGCAGCAGGTATTGCTGCTAGAGCAGTAGCAAAGAAACTTGCAACAAGAGCAGCAGGTGGAATTGTCGGCGCTGGAGCAAAGCAGGTAAACCCAGTATATCGTAATATTAGCAATCAAACTAAAGACATTGCAAAAAATTCAGTTAAAAAAGTATACTATGCAGAAAAAGAAGCAGCAGCATTAGGTAAACCTAAAAAACAATTTGTTAAAGAAGTGAATGAATTTAGAAGCAAAACTGCCGCTGGATTAAAATCTGGTTCACAAGCCAAATCTGCTATTAAGATGATTGAACAAAATAATTTTAATAAAATATTATCTGGTAAAACAGGTGATCCAAAAGTTATTAAAATTAATAGTAACTTAAAACGTTCTAAATAAATAACTTTCCTTTAATCGTTAGGATATAAATGGCTTTATCAATAGACCAAATTGCATCACGGGTTGAGTCACTCAAGTACCGTGCTTCTGAGCGTGATGCTCGAGCAGGCGATGTCCTTGCTGTGCGTCAAGGTAAAATCTCTGAAGTTTATCCTGACTTTTTTCCAGAGGGTGTAGATACAAATGTCGTGGCAAATTTTATTGATATCGTTGCCAGGGATCTTTCTGAGGTTATGGCGCCACTTCCAGCGGTTAACTGCTCGTCCGCTAATCAGATCAATGATCGTGCTCGTAGGTTTGCTGACAATCGTACTCGCATTGCTTCTAATTATTTTAATCATTCCGACTTACAAGTTTCTATGTACACGGGAGCGGACCACTATATAACATATGGATTCCTGCCATTCGTAATTGAATTGGATCAGGAAGCAAAACTGCCTCGCATCCGCCTAGAAAACCCAAGGATGGCTTATCCTGAATTTGATCGCTATGGACGATGCATTGCATTTGCAAAGCGATACACACTTACACTTGGTGAGTTAGTAGCACAGTTCCCAGAGTACGAAAGCCAACTACTTGGCCCATCTGGATTCAAACAAGATATCAATAACTTAGTTGAAATTATCCGCTACTATGACAAAGACCAATCTGTTGTATACATACCATCTAGACAAAATTTAGTTTTGTCTCAAGCCAAGAATCCTCTTGGTAAGATGATGGTTGTTGTAGCAAAACGCCCATCTGTTGACGGCGAGATGCGTGGACAGTTTGATGATGTATTAGGAATTCAATTACTTCGTAACCGATTTGCTATGTTGGCTATGGAGGCTGCAGAGAAATCTGTACAGGCTCCTATTGTACTTCCTCAAGATGTACAAGAGTTGCAACTTGGTGGAGATGCGGTTATCCGTACATCTAATCCAGCAGGTGTTCGTCGTGTAGAACTTACTTTGCCACAAGGTGCATTTACTGAACAACAATTATTAAATCAAGAGTTACGCGTCGGTGCTCGTTATCCAGAGGGACGTACTGGTAACATCGACGCTTCCATTGTTACTGGTCAAGGCGTGCAGGCTCTTATGGGTGCTTTTGATACCCAAGTTAAATCAGCGCAAGCAATCTTTGCTACAGCACTTCGTGATGTTATTAGCCTTTGCTTTGAAGTTGATGAGATGTTTTTTGATGAAATTAAAACAATTCGCGGCGTAGATGCTGGTTCTCCATATGCATTAGAGTATAAACCAAGCAAAGACATCAAGAAAGATTATTCTGCTGATGTTCGTTATGGTATGCTTGCTGGTCTTAATCCAGCACAAGGTCTTATCTTTATGCTACAGGCTCTTGGAGGCAAGTTAATCTCCAAGGATATGGCAATGAGGGAGTTACCATTCAATGTTAATGTCACACAAGAGCAAGAGAAAATTGAAGTTGAAGATATGCGTAATGCTCTTATCGGTTCACTTCAGGCTTACACACAAGCAATTCCGCAGATGGCTGCTGCTGGACAAGATCCTTCAGATATTGTTAAGAAAATCGCTGACGTTATTAAGTCACGACAAAAGGGACAAGCAATAGAGGATGCAATTGAAGAAATATTCGCGCCTCAAGCGCAACAAGTTCCTCCTGCTGGCGCACAATCTCAGGTTGAGCAAACGTCCCCTGCTCCCGCTGCTGCCCCAGTAGGAGGTCCTACACCAGAACAAGGTATGGCAGAGTTACCACCAGCAGAGGTTGCACCAGATATTCAAAGTCTTTTATCTAGCCTAACATCAGGTGGAGAAGCAAACGCAAGCGTAAGAACTATTCGACGACGATAATTAAGTAGGGGACAATGACAACAATTATTGGATTAGAACACAAAGACCGCTGTTTTATAGTTGCTGATAGCCAGACTACTGATGCTGATGGTAGAATATATTCTCACCCTGAGGTTAAAAAGATTTCAGAGAGTGGTATGTTTTTAATTGCAGGATCTGGAGAAACATTAGCCTGTGATATAGCGCAACACATTTGGGAGCCACCAACTCCTACCAAGCAAGACAAAGAAGATTTATATCATTTTATGATTGTAAAGGCTATGCCTTCTCTACGTAAGTGTATGATAGAGAATGGTTATAACTTTGATGAAGATACAAAAGAATCTCGCTTCCAGTTTATAATGGCTGTAGGTGGAGAAATATTTGATGTTGACCAAGAGTTGTCAATAAGCAAATCTGCAGATGGAGTATATGCTGCAGGCTCAGGTGCAAATTACGCACTAGGCGCTTTATACGCTGGAGCAGATGCATACCAAGCAATGGAGATTGCATCTAAACTTACAGCGTTTACAGCAGGCCCATACATA